ATTATTTGGAGAAGTTTGCCGATGGCTGCGATTCTGCCGCCGTTCATTTGAAGGCCGCCGCTCTTCCTGGTCAGCGCTATCACGTCATCATTCCTGTCAATTCGTTGAAGGATAACGAAGTGTATGCTCCTGGCTACGAGCCTGGCACAAAGCTTGCTCTCGTTCGATATCCTCATGGTGGAACGTTTGAGATTCCTATCTTAACTGTTACCGATAAGAACCAGACAGCTAAGCGCCTCATTGGTACTGAGAGCATCGATGCAATTGGTATCAACAAGAATATTGCTGATCGTTTGTCGGGCGCAGACTTCGATGGCGACACTGTCATGTGTATTCCCACTCATGACAGAGCAGGAAAAGTTAAGGTTACTTCGACTCCTCCTTTGAAAGGGCTTGAAGGATTCGATCCCAAAGACAAATATGGAGCCGATGATGTTCGCACTGATTCTAATGGCACAAAACATTATTATCAGAATGGGCACGAGTATCGCCTTATGACTAAGCGTGGAACCCAGACTCAGATGGGGATTGTATCAAATCTTATTACTGATATGACTCTTGCGGGTGCTAATGACACAGAGTTAGCAGCGGCCGTTCGTCATAGTATGGTTGTTATTGATGCAGAGAAACATCATCTCAACTATAAACAGAGTGAGGTTGATAACAACATTGGTACACTTCACAAGAAGTATCAGGGTCGAACAACTGGTGGTGCATCCACCATTCTTTCTAGGGCCAAGAGCGAAGTGTCTGTTGATAAGAGACAGGGCTCAGCTCGTATCAATCAGAAGGGTAAGGAATGGTATGATCCTACCAAGCCTGAAGGTTCTCTGATCTATAAGCTTGCTGATGATGCTACCTACCAGGTCAAGAAGATCAACAAGCGTACTGGTGAAGTTACATTAGAGACCAGGGTCCAGAAGCAGAAGAGTACCCGCATGGCGGAGACTGATGATGCCTATACCCTCGTGTCCAAGGGGCGTAACCCCAAGGAGCTGGCCTATGCTGACTACGCCAATACCATGAAGGCACTGGCTAATGAAGCTCGTAAGGAACTGATAGCTACCGGCAAGATTAATCATTCCACCCAGGCAAAGTCTACCTATCAGAAAGAGTACGATTCTCTTATGGCTAAGCTTAACAATGCGGAGCTCAACAAGACTAGAGAACGTGCTGCCCAGCGTATGGCTAACGCGGAGATTACCTCCAAGATTAGATCTAACCAACTGGAGAAGGGTGATGTCAAGAAGGCTAGCCAGCAGGCCCTTACCAAGTATCGCAATGAAGTAGGATCTATCGCTAGAAAGAAACGAAACATTGAGATTACTGATAAAGAATGGGAAGCCATTCAAGCAGGTGCCATTAGCGAAAGCAAGTTGAAGCGCATTCTTAATAATACTGATGCAGACAAGCTTAGAGAAAGAGCTATGCCTAGTTCTACCACTAAGCTCAGCACTGCTCGTGTTAACAAGATCAAATCTATGAGTGCATCTAACTACACTTTGAATCAGATTGCAGAGGCTTGTGGTTGTTCTGTTGCAACTGTGTCGAAGTATTTGAAAGGAGCGAATTGACAATGGCAAATGATTGTATGTTAACAACGTTTGACAATCCTTACAATCCGTTCGATCAGTTCACTCTTTGGTTGATGTTCGACAAAGAAAAAGGTTACAACACTTGTGAACATTTAGCTCGAATTGTTCAGTTGTCTGATGATTTGTCGGAGAAAGAGATCGATGATGAAACTGAAAGAGCGATGGATGAGATCATCAAGTATGATCCATTAAACATTTACAAGAAAGTAACAAAAGAAAGTTACAACAAAGAATCGAATGCGGATTCAACAACTACCTAACTGGATCGGAATTGCTTTGAAGGCGGGGGGGGGTCTCGAAAATTGCACCCCCTCCCTTCAT